GGATAATACCTGTTTGAATTGCGGAACGGAGCTTTCCAACACTCCGCATAAAAAAGAAAAAAAGTTCTGTTCCGATAAATGCAGACTTGATTGGTGGAACTCTCATCCTGAAGAAATCAACAGAAAGGCAATATATAAAGCTATATGTGTTTTTTGCGGTAAGGAATTTGAAAGTTACGGAAACAATAAAAGGAAATATTGCTCTCGTATTTGCTTTGCCAATGCTCGCAGAAAGGATGCGAGGTAATATGGAGCAAGAACTTTTTGAAAAGATTACTCTCTATAAAACTACAATGGCGGCAGTAAAAATAATGATGAAAAACGACTTAATTACCCAAAAAGAATATGCTGAAATTGACACAATAATTGCCGAAAAATATGGGCTTATTTCGTCAGTTATATATCGCTAAATTCCTTGACTTTATGCGACTTTAGAGCGAATATAGTAGTACCAAGTAAGGAGGTAATTATGGATAGAATAATACAAAAAGTCGAGTTTGACAAACCAACAGAAAAAAAGTTTTTGAGGGTGGCGGCATATAGCCGAGTATCCTGCGGTAAGGATGCAATGCTGCACTCCCTTTCTGCACAAGTAAGCTACTATTCACAGTATATTCAAAATCACGAAAATTGGATTTACTGCGGAGTTTATTCCGATGAAGCAATTACCGGAACAAAAGAAAATCGTGAAAATTTCCAAAGGCTTATAAAAGACTGTAATGACGGAAAAATTGATTTAATTATTACAAAGAGCATATCAAGATTTGCACGAAATACGGTTACACTTTTGTCAACGGTCAGAGAGTTAAAAGCACTTGGGATTGGAGTCATTTTTGAAGAGCAAAACATAAACACTCTCACCTCCGAGGGTGAATTAATGCTTACAATTTTAGCTTCATATGCACAGGAGGAAAGCCTGTCGGTAAGCGAGAATACCAAATGGCGAATACATTCCGATTTCAAAAAAGGTATTTTACCGCTTAACTTTAATTATACCTACGGATATTTAAGAACACCAGAGGGCGGATTTGAAATTGTCCCCGAAGAAGCCGAGGTAATAAAGTTAATATTTTCACTGTTTTTAGATGGATACGGTATTAGGCGAATAGCAAATACAATTAATGAATTGGGAATCAAGTCAAATACCTATGAAAAATGGAGTGCTAAAAAAATCCGCTACATACTCTCAAATGAAATTTATATGGGTGATTTAAGGCTTCAAAAGAATTTTTCAGAAAACCATTTAACAAAGAAGAAAATTAAAAATATCGGTCAACAACCGCAATATTATGTGCAAGAAGACCATGAGCCTATTATATCAAGAGAGATTTTCGAGGCGGTTCAAAAAGAGTTTGAAAGAAGAGCAAAAAAGCATTATAAAGGCAGAGCACAACAAAGCTATATATTCACCAAAAAAATCGTTTGCGGTAATTGTGGCAAGAATTATAGACGAAAGATAAACAGTTCCCTGCCCATTTGGATTTGCTCCACTTATGATAAGCAAGGAAAAGCAGAATGTCCATCAAAGCAAATTCCCGAACATATTTTATATAAAATTTCAAGTGAGGTTTTGGAAATTCAAGAATTTGATGATAAGGTTTTTGAAAGAGAAATTGAAAAGATAATCGTTTCCGGGGCAAATGAATTAGTATTTATCTTTAGAAACGGAAACAAAATTGAAAAGAAATGGAGTGACCACTCAAGAAGAGACAGTTGGACTCCTGAAATGAAAGAAAAAGCAAGGCAAAAAACATTAGAAAGGATAAGAGAAAATGGCAAAAAAGATAACTGTAATTCCTGCAACAATTAACCCTATTACAAGATTGCCTGAACATTCCGTACAAAAGCGAAGAGTTTGTGGATATGCCAGGGTATCAACCGATTCCGATGAGCAGTTTACTTCTTATGAGGCTCAAGTTGATTACTATACCAATTACATAAAATCAAAGCCCGAATGGAAATTTATTAATGTTTATACCGATGAGGGCATTTCGGCAACAAATACCAATAAACGAGAAGGCTTTAAACAAATGATTAGAGACGCCATTGACGGAAAAATAGACTTAATTGTGACAAAATCAGTAAGCCGTTTTGCAAGAAATACAGTTGATAGCTTAACCACCATTAGAGAGCTTAAGGCAAAAGGTGTTGAGGTATATTTTGAAAAAGAGAATATTTGGACACTCGACAGTAAAGGCGAACTGTTGCTTACCATAATGAGCTCACTCGCCCAAGAGGAATCACGGTCAATCTCGGAAAATGTAACTTGGGGCAAAAGAAAATGTGCTGCGGACGGCAAGGTCACCTTGGGATATAAAAGGTTTCTCGGTTACGATAAAGGCGAAGACGGAACACTTGTTGTAAATCAAAAACAAGCGGTAATTGTAAAAAGAATATACCGTGAATTTATGAAAGGCAAAACACCTTGTACGATTGCAAAGGGATTAACAAATGACGGAATACCCACACCTGCAGGAAAGTTAACCAAGTGGCAATCGAGCGTAATAATAAGCATATTATCAAATGAAAAATACAAAGGTGCCGCTCTTATACAGAAGAAATTTACAGTGGATTTTTTAACTAAAAAGATGAAGGTTAACGAGGGTGAAATTCCGCAATACTATATCGAGCATGACCACGAGCCTATTATTCCTCCCGATGAATGGGAAAAGGTTCAAAAAGAATTAGTCCGAAGAAAATCAACCGGGCGAAGCTATAGCGGAAACAGTATTTTTTCATCAAAGGTTATCTGCGGTGATTGCGGTTCGTTCTATGGTTCAAAGGTATGGAACTCCACAAACGAGAAATACAAAAGAACAATATGGCAATGCAATAATAAATTTAAAAATGAAGAAAAGTGCCACACTCCCCATTTGAATGAGGAAGATATAAAGACTGCTTTTGTAAAAGCCTTTAATATTCTTTTCACAAACATTGATGAGATAATAAAAAACTGTAATATGATAGCCGACAAGCTTACCGACACCACGGAAATTGAAGCAGAAATTTTAAAGCTTAATCAAGAGATTGCCGTGGTCGAGGAAATGACCAGAAGGTGCATTAAAGAGAATGCTACAACCAAGTTAGACCAAGATGACTACAACAGAGTTTTTAACGAGTATGAAAATAAGCTTGAAAAAATAAAAGAAAAGATTTCAAAACTCAATACCGACCGGATATTGAAAAAGCAAAAAGGCGAAACCTTCCGAGATTTCATCAAAGCATTTAAAAGCATTAACGGAGCATTACTTGAATTTGACGATGATGTTTGGAACGCAACTGTTGAAAATGTGACCATACAAGCTGACGGCAAATTCGTGTTTTTATTTTATAACGGGACAGCGATTGAGGTTTAAATTACAAAGTAGAACAAACCAAAACGTAACTCTAAAATTAAAAAATGTAATAAATTCATTTTAAAAATCCAGCAATAAAGCCAAAAAACAGCTCTCTTCACTTGTATTTATAGAGCTGTTTTTTGTAAAGTTATTTTTGTACATTTTCGTTATATTCGTCTTTTTTGTTTTCAATTTCTACACATACATTTTCAATTTCTAACGTTAAAAAGGGATTAGGCTCAATTTCATTTTCTTCCGAATCGACTTCGTTATAATTTGCATAGTCGGTATCAGATTCAACAATGGTAAATTCTTTGGCATATAGTTTATTCATTGATAGTTTGTTTGTACCTTTCTTTTTTCCGTTATAAATTAAAACAATAGCCTCAGCCATCCCCATCGAACCACCTCTTCGTTCTTTTGCGGTTCGTGTTATTGATTTAATCGAAACAGAGCCAAGTTTCTCTTTGAATATATCTTCGTCAAGAACATCGTTATAAACTACGATAATTTTTGCTATTGCATTTAACATATTAGCTGAGAATGAGTTTTCTTCACCTTCCCAAGTTGCTATACATAATCGAAGAGTTCTGTCGAGAACATGGTATCCGTATTTAGCGTAAATGCTTTCAAGAGTAGATACAGCACTGACAACACCTGGACCTTTTCGTATTCCTATTTCTAAGCCATATGATTCAACTAAATCTTTGATTAAAAGTTGTGTTTCCTTTCCGGCTTCAATTTTAGCATTGAATTTCTCGTAAGGTTGCAAAGCCTTTGAATGTTCCATTTGCTCTGCAAATATTTCAGCCTCATGTTTATATGTCAGATCGTCATAAATCATGCACCATACAGGAGTTTCTCTTGAATTTGAAACAAGTGCAACTATTTCAATTGTATGTTGTCCGTCAAATACGTAGTTAATACCATTTCTTCTGCTAACTTTGACGGGGTTAATTTGATTAACATTAAAATCTTTTGCGGTTTTATCAATGTGAGACATCGATAACAATCGTTGATAATCTTGATTTGAAGCAAGATTTTTAATTGGTATTAATTCAAAGTGAACTTTGGGAACAAATGGATTCTGATTAGTATCTTCTATCATTTTTCTTCCTCCAACAACAATATCATCTTTTCTGTAGATTTCACTAATGACTGCAATGAATTAATTACCTTTTCTCTTGCTTCTTGAGATATTATTTTTAAATTGGCATTACTTTGTGTGCGATTAATCGAACTAATCCAAGTAGGAATAGTTAGCATTAGTTCTGTCACTTCAGCATCAGGGTCAAACACGGGCATATCTTTTATGCTTTTTGGTGGTTCAGCATTTGGAACTGCAGTATTAATAGCTGTTCTTGTTTGATTATATTGAAAATATGGATTTCTACTCCTATTTAGGTGTATATTCACTTTTTTCAACTCCTCCGTAGATAATTTTGACAATTGTACTATGTTATTATGAGAAACCTTATATCTACCTGACAATATTTTTGGAACGAGCTCCGGCACCTTTGCTCCTATGTTTTCAAGTGCGCGAGTATAGATAGCATATTTTAAAACTGTTCCGTGAGAAACATGATTTTCAACCCCTATTCTTTTAGCGGTTCTAATTGAAGCAAATTCGGTCGGATTCTCTTTTTTTTCTTTATTCCTTACATAGTCATCGTTTTCGGAATACTGATTATTTCCGTTTGTGTTTTTATTTGCACTTACAATTTTTTCGGATTCATATTGCATTCCAATTAAGAATTTTCTTGTTTCATCTGAAATATTTCTGCGACCTAACTGATTAGCACATATCCAAGCAATTACTTCTTCTTCGGAATCAAACTCCATTTCTAAAATCGAAAATTCAATACTATGTTTATTACAAATCTCGTATCTATTATGACCATCAATAATATATCCGTTCCAAGTAATAATTGGGTCTCTGCATCCATCTGATAAAATGTTTTCTTCCAACTGTATATATTCTTTGTGAAGTAATGGTCGAATTAGATTTTTGAATGTGGATTTTATTTTTAATTCTTTCACGAAGCTACTCCTCCTTACTATCAATAGGTGTTAGTGTATCAACGGCAAAAACGGCCATATTATGTGATAAAACAATATTTCCGGTTAATCTGTATGTACAGTTTGGTTTTAGTTGGCCGTAAACTTGACATAACTTTTCAATAAATGCCTTGCTATATAATTCGTAGGAGTCTTTCGCCATTAATTCCAAAGGCCTTATTCTTTCGGTTTGGTCTCCCGGAACCTGAACATTTACCCCTTTTATTGCAACAAACTTATTATTAGGATTAACAAGTAGTTGTATATATTTAGGAAAACCGAGTTGCTGCAACATACTTTTATATATTCTAATTCGTTTCTTTTTTTGATCGATTGAAATTGTTACAGCCTTGTTTGTTATGTATGTCATATATTATTATCGCTCCCTTCACCGGAGGATAATAAAGAATGTTGAGGCTCTAAATTACTGTTAGCTTTCTCAACATCAGTTTGCGTATTAGCAGAATCCTTGATGGAATATACAGCATACCCATCGACAATATTAATTTGCATCGATTTGTGCTCATTGTATGGAAGTCCAAATTGGTTTTTCCACTCTGCAGGAAAAACGGGAATTCTTGATGTTTTTGGCTTTTCTTCACCCTCAATCTGAGTTCGTTGATAAACCTCTGTTGCTGAAAGGTCAAAAGCTATTAAATATTCTTCATTTGAGTGAATTATTTTTCCAAGCAATTTATATCTGTGGTCAGGATTCCAATTCATCAAAGCAACAATTTTTGCAAAAAACAATTTGCAGGTAATCTGTTTTGGTTTACGCCTACCTTTTGAATAAGTACACCAAGGAAACGAGTCTCTTGTAGCTTCGGGACATGGTCTTAATGCCAAAATGTTTTTTTCACGATTAATAAGAACTTGAGCATAATCAGAAGTTGGAAATTTTGTAAGACAAGCTGAATTTACATAGAACTTGCAATTATTGAATGTCACCGAGGGTTCTCTTGTATGAGCAAAGAATTCTCTACGAACAACTTCAAATCCGTCAAAATCAAAATCATTACCTAATTCTAATATTTCGTCCTCGTCCTGTACAATAGGTTTTTCAATTATTTCAGTTTCATCATTGTATGGATAACCCTTTTCAATATTAGATGTGTCCGTATAATTATTTTGTGGCTGCAAAACAGCGCTTGTTTCATAATAGTCCATTATTTAATTCCTCCGTTAATTCAATATTTCCTAATTCTTGTTTTATATATCCCTGTAGTTCTTCAAATGGTGTAACATTAATTTTCACCCCGGTTTCAACAAGCCTACCTTCGAGCCTTATTTTCCATTCGGATTCACTTTGCTTTGCCAACTCAGAATATGTCTGCTCATGAAGATAGTACTCTTTTCCAAAATTGTTTGTCCAAGCCTCCGGAATTGCTCGAATTCTGCTTCCATACGGAGTTAAAGGTTTAGTATTCTCTGCTTGTGAACCATCCTTCATAATACCCTTCGGGATTAAGTGCGGCTTTAAAAATGCTTCCGTATTTGCCGTGTCAAAAATATAAGCTATTTCTTTTCCTTCTTCATATAACGTACCAATTATCCTATATCTATAATCCGAGTTCCAACCAAGTAAAGAATACAATGTATCATGAAAAGCAGTGATGGGAATTTGTCTCGGTACATAATTTTTATTTGACAGTTTTGAACACAATACTCCTTGTCGATTCTTCTTATCTGTTGTTCTTATCGCAAGTTTTCTCGTTAATGGATTTACAAGAAGCTCAATATGATTCTTTTCTCCAAATTTTCTTGTACAAATATAACTCAGTTTAATTGAATTATCATCAAATTTAATGCAAGGCTTATTTTTAGTATCAAATAATTCAAGTCTTGCCACCTCAAAGCCTCTCAAATCAAAATCACCACTATCTACTTGAACCTTTACCTCCGTTGGTTGTTCCAAAAACATTGGATTTTCTTCAGGAGTGTAAGCACTATTTGATGCCTTCATATAATCATCTTCTTTAAAAGCTGACCATCTTGTATTTATTATAACAAACCCTTTTAATATTCCGCTTTCAACCACTCTCAATTCTGGAAGAAATGCTTTATTTTTATATTTTGAATTATCTAATAATCGTTGAACGGCAATAAAATCATCACGGGAAACTATAGCCTCGTGATGATTTTTATATCTGCTACGCGGTCGTTGCCCGGTATTCTTTTTAGATTTATGGTCTCTATAATTTGGAGTATAAGTCTTTCTGGTATACACGTCACCACAATGTCTTTCATTACGTAATATTTGAATTATTCCTGTTGAAGTCCAGTTAATATTTCCAAGGTACGATTTTCTTCCTAAAGCGTTAAAAGCTTCAGCTATTTGTTTTGTTGAATATCCGTATAAATACATATAAAATGCGAGTTTAACAGTTGGTGCCTCATCCGTGTTAATTACAAGATTTCCGTCTATATCGTGAGTATAGCCGAGCAATTTAGGTGTTAATGGAATGCCGTTATCAAGCCTCATTCTAAGAGAAGTTTCCATACTACGACTTCTTGTATGTGATTCTTCTTCGGCCATTGTTGCTTGAAAAGAAAGTGCCATTTGCGAGTCATCATTAAGAGAAAATATAGCCTCTGACTCAAAAAACACACCAACAGGAGGTTTCATCTCCGCAAGTTCTCTTACCATACCTATTGTTATCATAACATTACGAGCAAAACGCGATACACTTTTGGTTATAATTAAATCGATTTTACCATCGCGACAATCTGAAATCATTTGATTGAACTCATTTCTGTGGGCAAGAGAAGTACCACTAATACCTTCATCTGCATAAATTTTTACGAGAGTCCAATTTGGGTGCCGGTTCACAAAATCCTCGTAATATATTTGTTGTAATTCAAATGAGGTTGTTTGCCTTTCATCTCCTGTTGATACTCTTGCATATATGGCGACTCGTTGATGAACATCATTGTCATAATAATCTGTTTGTTTTTCAGCTGGTATGTACTCGTAATTATCCTCATCTACGGAGGCGTGCATTCTTCGTCTGGTTCTTTCTTTTGCCGCTTCTCGTTTCTGTCTCTTAATATCGTCAATCATTAATTTCACTCCTTGCTTTTAAAAGCGTTCTTGCCTCTGTATCACTGTCGGGTAACACTTGCCAGTCTTTTGTAGGAAAGAAACCAGTATCTCTTAAATCATCTTGATAATATGTCGCAAGTGTGTAAATATCTTCGGAAATAAAATAAATTCCTATTGGCGGATTTTGACTCGCAAGAATACGTGAGCAAAATGTGACCTCATTCATTTTACGAGAAACATTAGATACTTTTTGCGTAATTATCAAATCGATTTTGCCTTCTAAGGCATCTGTTATTAATTTACCCCAATTTGATGCAGTTTCCATATTAGGAGCTGATTGACCTTCATCAATATAAAAATCAACAAGCGTCCAATTAGGACAAAGAGCAATTGTGTCGGTGAACTGCTTGATATGATAAGACAAATAGTTTTCATACTTTGTTTGATTGAAGTACCTAATATAAATACCTATTTTATATTTTTTGTCCGGGCTTGGGTGTTCGTGCCTTATTGTTTGTAGCCAATTTTTATGCTCAGCGATTTTAATTGACTGCTCGTTTTCATCACCAAATATAAGTGAAAACTGTGGTGTTGAAATCTCATTCAATTTTTCAAATACTTCAATCTCGTTCATTTTCGTATTCCTCCAAAGTATAATATTCTCTCAATAGGTATTTTATCGTTTTTTGGATAAGAAAACAATAAACCCACAGTCACAATATGACTACAGGTTTATATTTTTGAAAATTTTTTTATAAAAAAAAGAGCGAGAAATAAATCTCACTCAATAGTCTTCGTCTTCTTTTGGCATATGCAAAGTAGATTTTACTTGTCTAACTATCTTAATAATTGACTCCATTTCAGTTGCATTACAGTCTGCAAGCAGTTCAGAAAATTCTTTTTGATATAATGTGTTAACCTCCGGAACATCAGGACGGACAATAATATCGGAAGATACCTGTAAAGCTTCAACTATTTTAATAAAAGTAGTAAGCCATATTTTGCTTTTCCCGAGTTCAATATCACTCACATTAGAGGTTGAGATATGGGCTTTGAAAGCAAGGTCATTTTGAGTCATACCCTTTGAAATTCTAATCTCTCGTATTCTTTGACCTACTTCTTTTAGTTTCATATTATCTTCCAAATTGTTCACCTCTTTTAGTTAATTCGCTATAATTTATATATATTTTATCATCACTTGACTATACTGTGAACAGTTAAGTGGCTATATTATCGTCAATAAGGTATAATTGTTTTGTAAAAATTTTTAGGAGGAATTAAAAAATGACTATTAATTACAAACTTATTGGCAAAAACATCAAGGCAGCTCGAAAGAGAAAAAAACTGACCCAAGAACGGCTTGCAGAAATAATTGATAAAAGTTCCTGTTATATAAGTTATATTGAAACGGGAAAAAAACAACTCAGTTTGGAAACTCTTATTGACATTGCCAATGCTCTATCGGTTTCAGCTGATGACATTCTTTCTTATAATATAGAAGTCAGGCATGAGGTTAAAAATGAGTTTAGCGTTCTTTTAGAAAAATGCAGTACATATGAAAAAAAGGTAATAACCGATATGGCAAAGGCGCTAAAACAATCTCTACAAGATAATCGGACACCTCGACTATATTAATAGTATATATCGGAAATCAAAAAATACCATAATCCAGCAGTCACATTAATGACTTAGGGTTTATGGTATTTTTTCTTATTACATTTTCAAAAAGTCGATTACATTTTCAAAAATCTGCTGACTCCATCCTTGTTTTATGGTATAATTAAGGTGCAAATAAGGACGGTGATTTTATGGTATTTTTAACCGGTGATATCCACGGGAATCCAAGTAGAATAATAGAGTTTACTCATAGGATGGAATTGACAAAAAACGACACAATTATTATATTAGGTGATGTAGGTGCAAACTATTTTATGGACAGTCGCGACAAAAAAATGAAAACACTTCTTAATGAACTCGAAGTTAATATATTATGTGTTCACGGAAACCACGAAATAAGACCTATAAATATTCCAACATATAAATTAATTAAATGGAGCGGCGGCTCCGTCTGGATTGAAGAAGATTATCCCAATATTAAATTTGCAAAAGATGGTGAAATTTTTTCGATCGAAGAATATAAGTATCTTGTAATCGGCGGAGCTTACAGTGTCGATAAGGAATACAGAATTGCTCGAGGTTATGGTTGGTGGGATGATGAGCAGCCAAATAATGAAATAAAGCGATATGTTGAGAAACAACTTGCCGAAAAAGAATATGATATTATTCTTTCCCACACTTGCCCGCAAAAATATGAACCCATTGAGGAATTTCTTTCGTTTATAGACCAATCATCGGTGGATAAAAGTACAGAAGTTTGGCTCAATAAAATTGAGGAAATTTCTAATTACAAGTTTTGGCTTTGTGGTCATTGGCATACAGATAAAGTGGTAGACAGCATTTACTTCTTGTATAATACTTGGTTGTCATCAATAAACTTAAAAAAGAAAGGTGTAAACGATGGAAAACTATAAAAATATTAATACTATTGATACTATGGAAAGAATTAGTCGCAGACAGTTCGGCGACAACATTGATGAAATAATTGAAAAAGCTGATAAAGAAAATCGTGGATTTGTTATAACTGATAAAGGTAAAGACGATATTGTTCTTATGCCCGCAAAATGGTTTTCATTTCAAGTTGATGACGATTTCGGATGCATTATAAACAGTGCGGTAAGATATGCCATAGGTAGACACACATATATGCCCGGAGTAGTACGAGATTTTGTAAAACGATACCTCGAAATTTTGGACTTAAAAACTATAGAGGTTATGATTGATGATATTACATCCGAATTAAAATTTGGTATCGACCAAGAAGATTTATGGGTTAAATTCCGCAGTGAATTGATGGAAAGGAAAAACATTATAGAAAAACATGAAACGCAAATATATGATTGAAAAGTTTTACTTGCTTAATCTAACCGACCCCGCAACACCCGGTTTTTGTTCGTTTAACAAAATGTATGTTGGCACTGAAAAAATGATAAATCAAGTTGTAGATAATTTTGAAAACAATAAAAGTTATCCCGATACGATATCAGCGGTACATAGTTACTTTGACGGAAATATTAATGCAGAGCATAATATTGCTTACACTCAACAAAAAGTCTTAACTCCGATAAGAATAGAAGCAGAGCACAAAATGAAATTTGGGAATATGAAATGGACGCACACAAATATTTGGGGCTTTCCTTATAATATGAGGTGTGATTCTGTAAATGCTCATCAAATTGTTTTTATGTATAATAAAAGGTATTATCGTTTCATTAAAGTTTATTTGGAAAATCTCTCCTATGAAGGGGTTCGCAATGAATGGATTAAACTCCGCGGTGGGTTTTGGGGCAATGATTCCGTACTAAATGTTTATAACATTCCAAGTGCAGATAGCTTTATATTTAATAATTTATTATTTATTGAAGAAGAATGTTATGACAACAGTACTTTAGCGGTAAAGGACATTTACATAAAGAATAAAATAAATTTTAAAAAGGTATGCGATGAGATATTCGCAGATGGTTGATTATTATGAAAAAACAAAACAGCAAGCAATTAAGCTGGCTTGTAAAAAACTTCGATTGTAACAGAAATATAATCGAAAATTATGATGTTCTAAAATATCGTGAAAAATTCATAAAAAAACTCAAAAAGAAAAATGAAGATAAAGAAATGTTTTCGGAATTATTGCGCCGCGAAATGATGTATTACTATTGGTCGAGAGCTGAATATGAATTGATATTGAGAGTTACAGACGAAGGTCGTATAATTCTTGCTCCATGGGTGGGGTGTAGCAATCCCAAAGAAGTTGAAATTGATGTGACGGATGATACGGATTTTGATTGGAAAGGTTTTTCTGAATACTGCAAGCATAAATTCTATGGAGATAAGTACAAAATTGATATTTGGGAGCAAATCAATTATAGATTTGATGAATTTGTAAATTATTGTTGGAACTATAGAGAACTTACTCAAAGAATTAGATAAATGATTTAAGGAGCTGATTATTATATCAATTTTCACATCAACAGGATATTCGTTAAGATATAACATTTTACATCCTTGGGAGGTAGTAATAAATTGGTTTCGAGATATAAAATGTGCTTGGCAAAGAGCAAACAAAGGATATTGCTATAGAGATATCTGGAGCATTGACCGATGGTTCTTACGAATTATGCCGCAAATGATAGATGAACTAATAGAAATTCATCACGGGTTTCCGGCTGGGATGACAGACGAACAATGGGTAAATATTTTAAAAGAGTTATCACTTAATTTTAGGAATGCTGATGATGAAAACACATCGTTCTTGAATCCATACGAAGATGAATACTTAGGAAGTCTTCACTACAATGATGAAACAAAAACAATTGATTGTTCAGCAGATGAAACCCTACAAAATAATTTTCGTAGATTAAGAGAGGAAAAAGAAAAATTCATTCATAAGTCTTTTAATACCGGTATGGATGGCTTTCATAAACATTTTTTCGATTTGTGGGATTAAAAAACAATGCACCCCCTTTTAATAGGTTTTGCACCCCCTAAATTCAAAAATGCACCCCCCTTCGACAGATTTTGCCCCCCCTAAACTAAAAAATGCACCCCCTTGGCAAAAGAGATGCACCCCCTAAATCAATTCTATCAAAATATGAGTTTCTACACATTTCTAAAACCTCATACCCATGCCATAAACAGCATAGGTATGAGGCTTTATTTTGTTTATTTGTTTTCTGTTTTAACTCATTTTAACCTATTTTTATCTATAAAGTGTTGTCAAAAAGTCGTAAAAAAGTGTAGCAGTATTATAACCGCTACACCATAAAATCTTATTAAAAATTCTTACTTTTAATTTTGTTCAATTATTATTCCAATTACTCACCTATTCTGGTAACAATGGTATTATAGTCCTCTCTGGTTG